CTCTGGTTCAGGTTCAGGTTCAGGCTCTGGTTCAGGTTCAGGCTCTGGTTCAGGTTCAGGCTCTGGTTCAGGTTCAGGCTCTGGTTCAGGTTCAGGCTCTGGTTCAGGATTTAAAAAAACTTGCAGCCATTTAGGAAGCATAGCGTTGTTAGTATCTGCGGGAAGGTCTCCGTAACTTTCGCCGTTTATTGTATTAGGGTTTTCTTTATCAGGCAGTCCAGAAGAACGGTTACCCCAAGGGTCTACTAAAATAAATGTTCCGTCTTCATTTTGACCCTCTACCCGGAAAAAAGGATGTCCTTCCCCTATTTCTGCACGTATTGCTGTTTCTGTATCGGTTCTAGTTTGTTGTCTTTTTTTCGAATTCTCCCTCCACCACGTTTGATGATTTCTCCAGAAATTAGAGATTAGTCTTTGATTGGGTCTACCATTGAATGAAAAATTATTTCGGATCTGGTTTGCGTCTGGATCGCGTCCCATCTCTTCCATCGCCATAAATATAGCTTTTTCCGTATCATTTAAATCGTCATATCCTTTTTTCCGTCTACGTTCAGTATCTTCCTTGTCTTTCGTTTCTTTATCTGCTTTTGCTTTAGCTTCTGCTTCTTCCCTAGCTTTTTTCTTAGCCGCTGCCCACGTTGCATTAAATTTTGCTAAATCTTCAGCCGCCTTTGCTTCTGCTGCATCTTGTTCTTCTTGAGTTCTTATATCAGGATTTTTAGGTGACGGGTCTTCGCTATCAGGCACACCATCACCGTCTGAATCAGTACCACCCCCACCGCCAACTTCTTCCTCATCCTCTTCTTCTTGTTCTTTAAAATCTGGAGGAGGTTTTACATCTAATTCTGGTGGTTCAGGTTCTTTTGGAGTTGGATCAATCTTTACTTCTTCTAAATCTGGATCAGGGTCTTCTAACCCTGTTTCAGGTGTACCTTCTACTTTAGTTGCTTCTTTTAATTTTTCTAAATCTACAGCGTTTGTAACCGATTCTGGCGGTTCTTCTTTCGGCAGTTCAGTAAGTTCGGCTTGAGAATACTGTTCAGGAACTGTATCTCTTCTACCTTCATTTAATGTATATACGCTATCGAATACGTCATCTGTTATATCTTGAATAAACTCAGCTGCATCGCCAAACCCTATATCTTTAAGATAAGTTTCAGCTTCCCCATAGTTTTTTAACTTACCCGCTTTTACTAGATTAGTAGTGTGTTTAACAGCCCAATTATATATTTCTTCTTCATCCCCAGAATACTTGTAACTTGAATCTCTACCCGACACTTGTTTTACAGCAGTTTCGTATTGGTTGAAATCATCTCGATTGACACTTTTATCTGTGTTTGCGTACCGTAAGGCATCAACTTGTTCTTGCGTATACCCGTCTGGGTACTGCTTACGTAACATTTCATTAGCTTCTTGTTCAGTTAAAATACCCGCAGCTTTTTCATAAGCTTGTTGGTCTGCCGCTTCCCCCACTGCGGTACTCATACCTCCTAAAAGCCTTGTATAAGCCTCTTCGTCACCTGCTTCTCTAGCTTCCTCTAATGCAGTTAAATCAGAACGTTTAAAATATTCTTCTTCTCCGGGGCTAAGTTCAAATTCAACCCCATCAGCTTGCAGTTCTTCAAGTATTCGTAATTCAGAGTACCCTTCGTCTTTGTACTCATTAAATTTATCTACGATACCTTTTAGTGCTTCGTTTGCTTCTTCGTCTTCTCCCGTATAAATTTTAAGATCGCCCATCATTTCATAAGCAGGTTCTTCAGAAGGGAAAAAACTATCATCGTTAAGGCCCAAATCTTTTCTAAATGTAGTATTTTCAAAATCACCTACAAAATACTTATCTCTAAATTCGTAATAATCTTGGGGGGTTCTAACTACATCTCCAATAACATCTATTAAACTATCTTCCCCATTAAATCCGGCTTCCATTAACTTATTGTAAGTTGCTTCGTTATCACCTCCTCTACCTTTCATAAAATTTAATTTCTGCAATGAGAAGGGGGTTTGGTCTGGTGTAAGCATCTCTGCTACTTTAGTCCCTAAATAAACAAGGGCTATAATTGCGGGGTTAGGTACTGATAGGTTAGATAGAAACGACCCTTCTGCTGCCGCCGCTGCTGCTGCTGCGTCCCCACTAATTTCAACGGCTATTCCAGTACCGCTAGCGGCTGCAACTTGTTTTCCAGCATTTAGAGCAATAAGCTCACCAATCGATAAAGTCATGGCTTCTGCCATACCAGCGGTTACTTCAAACCCTAAATTACCCATTGCAAACGTAGCTAAAGATGTGGCTTTAGCCGCTTGGGTTGCATAATCGGGTTTTCCCCCTTTTTCATTGTACATCTCTATTATGCCATCAGGGCTTTGCCACTCTGAAAGGGCTTGTCCAGCCTGTTTAGTCATACCTAAACCCTTCATAACTTTACTTAGCATTCCAAGAGTAGCTAATAGTTTTCCTTTGTTTCCCCCATAAGGAGTTCGTTTTCTACCTCTATCAGGTTGTGTTTTTGGTGGTCCTGCTGGATCTTCTTCTCCACCTCCATAATAATCTCCTTCAGGATTCCCAGACATCCCACCTGCTTGAAATCGTTGTACAGGGGCATCTTGTAGATACTTCATAAGAAGGCTATCTATTTCGTTTACATTTAGTTTTCCAGCCACTAACTAACTTCCAGAAAACTAGCGGTTACGTGCAAACGGTTAGCGGTAGCAGCAGTGACTTTTAATATCTCAGACTCCTCCACTACCAAGGGTGCGGTTAATAGTTCAACAGTGGTGTTGGCTCCCACCGCCTTTACCTTAAACAAACTAAACACAGCAGCGGCAGCATTAGTTACGGTTACTGTAATGGTATCGGCATTACCAGAGTCTTCTGACACCAATATAGACTTAACAATAGCAGTGGTAGCCGTTGGGCAAGTATACAACGTAGTTACTGTAGTAGCGGTGAGGTCTACCTTTGCATTTTTGTAGTTATGAGCCATTAGCTAAAAAACCACGCTGATGCTTCAGCTTGAGGGGAAGTAGAGGCTTGACGTAAGCCGTTATCAAGCTGGTTAAAGTAGATATTAAGTATGTTATTAAACTGATTAAACGCCGCTACATCGTACTGTACAGGTGGTGCAGGAAGCTGCGGGGAAACAAAATCTATATTGTATCGAGTAGTATCTGCCATTATCTTCTCCCGTCTCGCCGCATATCAATTCGTGGAGCACCCCATTGCCATGCTACACCCGATTCAGTAGATTCTATTTTTATCGCCATCTGTCTACCACGTACGCGCACATTTAATTGCGAAGTAAACGCCTCTATGGGCGAAGAAGCCGTACGAGTAACTCCTCCTGAACTAGATCCTCCTTCTGATGCAGGTGAAGTATACCCTGATCCTGAATTTTGCAGTGGAAGTAAAGTCATTGTAACCGCAGGGCTATCCGCAGTTGACCCGTCAAACGTAACATCAGGTAGTATACGGTGTACAAAAGCAAATTGATGGCCGTCTTCTAAATCAAACTGCGCAGACTGTATGTGGGCATCAATAGCAACAGTGGTAGAAGTTTCTGCATTATCTAGCCCCCTTTCGTGATCTACTAAGTTATTACTGTAAGTAGCAGCGATAGGGAAATCTCGTAGCCCAGAATCTAACCACGCACTTCGGGCTAACGTACCGTAGTACCATATATCTTGCTCGTAGTTATAAACAACATATCGATCAATGGCAGTTACGCTACCAGAACAATAAAACCACCAAACTTCACCGTAGCTTTCATTAGTCCCTGAAAAAACTTGAGTGTATTGTTCTGTATTAAAATCGTTGAAGATATATTTTTTTACGTCACAACGTAACGGTTGTAGCTTCCCGTCGTATTTATAGAAACTCCCAATACCCATCCAATAAGCAACACCGTTAGCGTAAGTAGCCGCATTAGAAGAAGCAATGGATATATTGTCTCCTATGAGTTGAGACCCCCATACGATAGGCGCACCCACGTATTGCAACGAATACATAGCTACATCAGTCCAAATTAATAGTTCTTGCCTTGCTTGAACAGCGGTTATTACTTCTGCTCCTTGAGAAAGACGTAAACTACCCGCTTGATTAGTGGAAGAAGGCGTCCAATTACCTGCATCTTCTTGGTCAGACCAACGGACCAGCATAGGATCTATTGTAGTACCACCTAACGCGTTAACACCCATACAGAATACAAAACGATTAATGTCTGAAACAACAATAAAATTCTGTAAAGTAGGCGCGTTAGATGCCCCACCAATAGTAGATAGTAAAACTGCTCTATGTGTCCCTAAAGTTTTAGCACTTATGTCCCAATAATATATTGAACCCCCTCTAGGGCCAAAAATTAAATCTTCACCAAAGTTACCTTGGCTCCAATGACGGAACGAATCAGTAGACGTACCTCCTACACCCCATACCCCTATACCCCATGTAGAGGCTCCCCATCCAACTAATGGCGCAAAAGTTTCTGGACCTGTATTTATTTGGTATTTAGCCGTAACAGTTCCTCCTCCTGAAGCAGAAGAAGAAGCAGCCGAAGTAAAGGTTATTGTATAGGTGTTTGCACTTGTCTCTCTGGATATTTGGAATTCACCTGTAATAGTCAACCCACCAACCGCAGAACTCCCGCTAAATGTAACGAAATCTCCATCAAGATACCCTCCGTTACCGTCTGCTACAGTAACTACAGCCGACCCAGACACTGCGGTAAAAGGGTTAGTGAGGGTGACTGTGGCACGTTCTGGGGTAATATCGTAGTACGAACCGCCTTTTTCTATGTAAAATTTAAGATTAGTCCCCATCCCTAAAAGTTTTTCGCCAGTTAACGTAACCCAAGCAAACAACTTTCGACATACACCAAGAAATGTTTCTGAAGATATACGTTCCCAACCCCCTATTTTTTCAGGTGTGCCTTGACGAAACCGCACTTTATCGCACTCGTACCACCCACCTTCACTTGTGTAGCGGGTATTTTCCCGATTAACTCCGGGTTTAAACGCCAGTTTTTGAAGAGGCATTACGAATACTCCCCCGTTCTAATCATTTCAGTTACTTCAGGGGCGCGGCTTTTAACTTGTTCCGCCCACCGGCTGTTCATAAATTCATCTGCGGCTTCATCAAAGTTTTCTTCTTCCATCGCAGCAAGAGCATTCTTAAAACCTCTTAATCGGGTTTGGCCTAGATTAAACGATATGTCTATCATGGCATCTTGCCTTGCTTTGTTAAGCGCACCAAACCAAAAATATTCGCCATTCAGTTCGTCTCTTACACGCTTAATATCGTTGTTTAGAAGATAGTCTACTTCATCGTCAGAAAGCCCAAGCCCCGACGCACTGATGTTTCGACCTACGCCTATCGTTTCGTAACCTTCACTACATACATAAACTGCGCTACGAACCCCTTCATGCCGTCTAAGCATCTTTATTAACTCATTACTCATCAGCTTTAGACTCCTCTTTATCCAATTCTCGGTAGTACTTTAAAATACTTAATGTTTGTCTTAAATACCTTTTGATTTCCGCCATATTAGAAGATAGGTTTTCATACCCTTTGGTGGTTAAAGAATACCACACATTAGTTGGAGCATTCCCCTCTTCAAGGTCTGTTAAATACTCTTCCATTAACTGCGGGTTAAGCACAGTCCATTGGACTGGATATCCTTCAATGGCGTTTGGAAGCGGAGGGTGGTACACGGGGGCTTTCTTTTCAATAGTAA